TAGAAAAACTTAAATTTTATGTAGGGGAACCAGATACATTAAGATATGATCCATTGTTTAAATACAAAGATAATGATCCGTGGTTTAATATGGAACTATTATCCAAATGGAAGCATAAAAAATATGTAAGTTTAGAGAATCAATCTGTAATAGATATACCTGAAATTGATTGGAAGAATTTCAAGTTGGTCGGCACACAAGCTTATATGGTGAATGCTTATTATATACCAACAAGTAATTCTATATATATACCTTTAGCATATTTGCAGCCTCCCTTTATTGATTTAGAAGAAAAAGGATTAGAATACAATTTGACATATATAGGTTATACTATCGGGCATGAGTTATCGCACTCTTTAGATGATGTAGGAAGTAAATTTGATGAGCATGGTAATTTGCATAATTGGTGGACAGATAGAGATAGGAAAATATTTCAGTCGAAAATTGATAATGTTATCAAACAATATGAAGAATTTGCTGCACGAGATGGAATAGACTTTGATGCTTCATTTGGAGTTGGAGAGGATTTAGCAGATATTTCTGGATTGTCTTTAGTTGAAGAATATTTAATGGATACGCAAATATTATTAGAATACATTGATATTGTTAAGAGGAATCGTTTAGAAATGTTTTATACATATATAGCAATTCAAGGACAGCAGAAAATTTATAAAAATGCTTTAAAGGCACAATTAAAAATAAATCCACATCCTTTAGAAAAATATAGAGTGAATTGTCCGTTAAGTAGATTAAATGTATTTAGGGAAATATTTGGAATTAAAAAGGGGGATGGGATGTGGTGGTCGAATACAGATACTATTTGGTAATTATTACTGGTTTAATTTATAAACATTTATAAACATTTATAAACATTTATTAATATTCTTTTATTTATTAATATTCTTTTATTTATTAATATTCTTTTATTTATTAATATTCTTTTATTTAGCATTTTAAAAAAAAATATATTTTATATATATATAAATGAGTAAAACACATCGCCGAAGACACTCCCGTTCCCGTAAAATGCGCTCTGCTGGTCGCGCTAGAACCGCTAAACGCGCTGCGGCCCGTGGTGCTTCCCGTGCTGCTGGTATGGCTGCTTCCGCCTCACGAGGCGCTGCAAAAGCTGCCCGCCGTGCTGCCCGTGCTGCCCGCTCCGCCTCTGCTTCCCGTGCCGCGCATGCTGCCCGTGGTGCTTCCGCTGCTGCCTCTCGTGCGGCTCAAGCTTCACGCGCGGCTGGTGCCGCTGCCTCTGCTGCCGCTGCCGCTTCCCGAACTTAATTAGTTAGAAAAATTTTATAAATTAAATATGTAATTTATAAAATTTATTTATATATAAAATTTATTTATATATTTAACGAGCGTACATTAGCGCTGCATTTCCCGATGTAAAAGTTAAAATATTATATCGTTCTTCGAATATAGTTAAATCATAATTATAATCATAAATGCGCCATGAAGGATTATTTACACCGATAATCTCGTGTGTCGTCGGATCACATATGACAAATACTTGCGCCGACGGATCTAGAGGTGGTTGATATGTAGTTATCTCAAATTCTATATTTTTGAATTTACTCAAATTAATCGCTCCGCTGGGCTGAAAATCATACGGACTAGTATGTAGACCAAAATTATAACAATAAACATTCTCATTAGCAAATCCGTCGGAACGCGTATATTTTTCTATATATTGTAATACACCTGAATCCTGCGTGTTCTCTCTATATTTTCCATCAAGAAGTAAACCCCATTTCAACATAATTGTTTTTTGATTACCTGGTTGAAATGTTCCTGTAATATATATATTTGTAGGACTATTATCTACTGGGTTTTCTGCGGGATAAACATTTTCTGGTGGAGCATTACAAACATACGGAAAGTATAAGTCATTATCTGTATCTGTCGCTGCCGTTGGCGGAGTTACGAGGTCATAGGGTAAATAATTATACGGCCAATTCGTATAATTTGACCACTCATTGCGTAGATTCACATCACTTCTTTGGAAATACCACATCCAATTTGCAATCAAGCCTAAACTGTCTAATGGGATTCTACTAGAACCAGTAACATTTTGAATTGTATAATCATATACTTCCTTAATTAAATATTGCTGCTGATTCGCGGCGAATAACTTCACTTCATCTTCCGATAGAAATGCATAGGTTGTAATCAAATGCACATCTGCCGCCCAATCTGTCCGAGTATCGGCATTACTATAATCTAGCGCAGTGTTAGGCGGCGGCTGCAAAAATCGACTAAATAAGAACTCAGGCTCCGTCTGATTAGCCTGAACATAGCACATATCTGTACTTAACACATCTCGCACAACAAAAAGTTCATCTACAGGACGCATCTCAATATCAATATAAAACTCATTGTATTGAAGACTTACCAAAGGAAATGCCATTTTTGCCGCCATAGTAAACCAAATATTCAATGGAATATACAGCTGACGCGCACGAATAGAAGGTTCAGGTCCAGCAGTTGATGGGTCATAATAAGCACTAGGATATACATTTCGCCTAGAACCCGCATTCGCAGGATCATTTAACTCGGCAACATTGCCTGTCATCGCATAATACAATGCCTTTTTAGTTGATGTAAAATCTCTCTCTACTAAATTCACCAAGTATTGACCAGACACTTTTTGAATTATTTGACCACCAAGACGAAATGTAACCGTTTTAATCATTTGTGTACCCAAGTTTTCTATCCATTTGAACTCATATGGCCGCCATTTTCCGTCGCCATTATAATAAGTCGAATTCTCTCCAGTAGGGCATATAGGCGGTAAAATCGGACTCCAAATTGTAGGCAGGGTTACCACCAAATAAGTATCCATAATTAAGTCTGCATAACGTGGCATTTTGAAAGTAAACGTAGGCGATTCAGTCATTCGCAAATTACGCGATCCATCAAAATCTATTCGGAATTTCTGTAAACCAAAATTAGTATATTTAGAATATGTTGTTTTAAACATGGTTTTACTAGGATTACCATTCAATATTACATTTTGGTTTCCATAGGATACTAAATTCAATAATCCACCAGGCATTATATTATACATATAAATTTTATTTAACCTTTAATTTGATATATAATATAAAAAATAATTGTCTAATATAAGTGAAATGTCATCATCTTTAACAGAACAAACGAAACAAGTACTAATGAATACACAAAAAAGTGTTGGTTTGGGAAATGTTAGCCCAACAACAATTATAGTTATTGCACTTATAGCAATATTAGTTATTTCTGTTTTTTTATATATATTTAATAAACTCACTTTAGATAATGCGAACTGCACGAGAATGAATAAATTATATAATGATTTTCCTGCAATTCACACAGTAAGTATTAGTAATGAACAATTTAGCTATAATTTACGTGATTATTATATAAAAACCGCATATAACTGTTGCTCGGCGGGGACAGTTAAGAATGATTTTGTTAATGTGTGTGCTTTAAAGAATTGTATTAGGCAAGGTGTTCGATGTTTAGACTTTGAGATATATTCAGTAAATAACATGCCTGTAGTCGCCGTGTCTTCGCAAAATACATTCGATATAAAAGAATCCTACAATAGCGTGTCTTTTGCGAATGCAATGAGTATTATAGCGGACTATGCATTTTCTGGTAGTACATGCCCGAATCCAGGCGATCCTTTATTAATTCACTTACGCATTATGAGCAGTAATTTGCCTATATATGATGCTATGGCAAATACATTAGACACTACATTATCTAGACGATTACTTGGGAAGAAATTTAGCTATGAAAATAATGGTAAGAATCTCAGTCAACTTCCTTTAATAAATGCTATGGGTAAAGTTATTATTATGGTGGATAAATCTAATCCATTGTTTAGTGAAACATTATTAGATGAATATGTCAACATTGCTAGTAATTCTGTATTTATGAGATCTTTGCGTTTTCATGATGTAAAGTATACACCTGATATGCAAGAATTGATTGAATTTAATAAAAAAAATATGACCATTGTGCTGCCAGATTTAACTATTAATTTAACTAATCCTTCTTCAACGCTGTCAACAAATTATGGTTGTCAAATGGCAGCTTTATCATTTCAAAATTTTGATTCTAGTCTTGAATATTATAATGAAATGTTCGATACGGCTGGAAGTGCGTTTGTATTAAAACCTGTTGAGCTTCGATTTATTCCAGTGACTATTCCTATTCCACCGCCACCAAATCCAGAATATTCCTATGAGAAACGGGATATTACTGCGGATTATTATAGCTTTAGCATTTAAGTACTTTTAGGAAAAGTACTGCAAAAATGTACATTTGTTTGGACAAGTATAACATAAACAATAAGAATATACTATTATCATTATACACTATATGTTGACATATGAAAATAATATATATCATTAAATATAGATATTTTGCAAATCTATTTTTAATGATAGATTTTTTTTAAAATATCTATATATTAGTAATGCCTAAGAGTGAAACTAAGCATAAAAGTGAAACTAAGCATAAAAGTGAAACTAAGCATAAAAGTGAAACTAAGCATAAAAGTGAAACTAAGCATAATTGTAAAACATTAAAAAAAACATTTGAAGAGAAGGAACTAGAAATATTGCGTAGTTCAATAGACAAGGCCGAAGAAATACAAGGAAAAGCTGTCGCTCAATCACCAGAAATATTAAAAATAATTTCTATTTTAGAAACATTTTTAAAGGCCAAACATTTGATATGTTATGGTGGTACTGCAATTAATAATATATTGCCAGAATACGATCAGTTCTACAATAAAGATGTAGAAATACCCGATTACGATTTTTATTCGCCAGATTCTTTAAACGATGCAAAAGAATTAGCAGATATTTATAATAAAGCTGGTTATAATGATGTCGAAGCTCGTGCGGCAGTACATACTGGTACGTTTAAAGTATTCGTGAATTTTATTCCTGTTGCAGATGTCACCCATATGGAATCTAAGCTATTTAAAACTGTCTTGAGAGAAAGTATTAAGATAAATGGTATCCATTATGCGCCGCCGAATTATTTAAGAATGTCTGTATATAAAGAATTATCTAGGCCAAAAGGTGATATAAGTCGTTGGGAAAAAGTCTACAAACGTCTCGTGCTTTTAAATAAACATTATCCGTTAAAAAATCCAAAATGCAATTCAATGAAATTTATTAGAGATTTTGAAGGAACATCTGAGGATTCATCCATTATCTATGATACAATTAAAGATGTCATGATAGATCTAGGTGTAATATTTATTGGGGGATTTGCAAGTAGTCTTTATGGGAAATATATGCCAAAAGAACAGCAACAATTTATTCAAAAAGTGCCTGATTTTGATGTCATCTCGGAGGATCCTAAAATGGCAACGACGATTTTAAAGGAACGTCTCTCTGAAGAAGGATTTAAAAATATTAGAATTTATAAAAAACCAGGAGTAGGTGAAATTATTCCTGTGCATTATGAAGTTGTTGTAGATGAAGATACTGTATGTTTTATATATGGGTCAGTTGCTTGTTATAGTTACAATACTATTAAATTAGGACACAATATAATTAAAGTGGCGACGATTGACACAATGTTGAACTTTTTTTTGGCGTTTCTATATGCAGATAGACCTTATTATGATCACGATCGTATTATATGTATGGCTCAATATTTATTTTATGTACAAGCGAAGAATAGACTGGAACAAAAAGGTTTATTAAAACGTTTTAGCATTAATTGTTATGGAAATAATTTGGAAACCCTTGAACATATTCGCACAATTAAAGCGGAGAAGTTTAAGGAATTAAAAAATAAAAAGGGTAGTAAGGAATATGATGAGTATTTTTTAAGATATACGCCAGGAGAGAAGAAAGACACTAGAAAAAGTAAAACACAAAAAACCAAATCAAAAAAAAATAAAAAGAAGAAAAGTAGTTTTTTTTAACAACACACTTTTCAGAAAAGTGTAGCAAAAAACACACTTTTCTGAAAAGTGTAACAAAACAACCAACCTTTAGAAAACAACCTTTAGAAAAGGTTGAGCCAAAATTCAAAAATTAATAAAATGTTCAGTTCAGCTAAAATAAAAAGTATTTCTTAAAAGTATTTCTTAAAAGTATTGTTTTGCTATACTTTTCTTAAAAGTATATATATAAATGCTACTTATATGTATACTTATCATCTTATTTATAATTTTCAATGGTATTATGTATCAATATTTACATAATAAAAAAGAAGGTTATGAATCTTTAACTTCTTGTTTAGATCAAGGCTATCCTAAAGATTTTTGCGATACTGTTCCAATACAGTCTTGTTTGAAAAATTGTGATGTTTAATGATAGATTCCCATCCAAAACGCCAATACGTAACTCCTTTCCCAGTCGAGATTTGTAAAATTTTGTAAGCTATTTGCATGACTGCGTTCTGTAGATAAAATATCCGATTTATATTTCCATCTTCCAATAAGATCATCTTTATTTGGTGTCATTCTTAATTTATTCAGTCCAGGCCATAGTCTTTCGTGTAACATCTCAACAGTAATCATTGTATTGTTACTATAATTGCAATCATCGATCAGGGTTGTTAGTTCAAGTAATTCGTGGTTCTCCATTCTTTGTATTTAGGCATAAATATAAAGAATCTATTCAAATCAATTTTATTTATATTTATATTTATATTTAGGTATATATATATAACTATGTCAGATACAAGATATGATGACTGGGACGAAGTAAATGATGTGAACATTAATAAAATAGATGCGTACAACCTGTGTAATTCCATAAATAATAAAGGTTGGTTTGAAAAATTTTTTGACAAACAACAATTAAAAAGTGAAAATGAGCGAAGAGCAAGGCAAGGTCTTCCTCCATTATCTCCTGAAGAGCAAGAGCAGAGAATAATAAAACAATGTAGACCTGGCTCTACTTCTGTGCAAAGCATGGGCAGTAAAAGGAGTTCATATGATAGACGTCAGGGAGGCAGACGAAGAACTAGAAGAAGAAGTGTTAAACGACGATCTGTTAAAAGACACCATAAAAGAAGACAGACTCATCGTAGAAGAAGATAAATATCCTATATATATATATATATAATGCCTTATACCATTCGTAAAAACAATAATAAAAATACATATAAAGTCACAATTACCTCAACTGGTAGAGTAGTAGCGTATGCAACTAAAGATCCTAAGAAATTAATTCAGGCGATAGAAATAAATAAAAGAAAACAATAACAACCTTATTAAAGTACTTTTTGCTGTACTTCGCATAAAAAGTACTATACCAACAACCTTCCAACTATATCTCTATAGAGTCCATCTATCGCTTTACTTGTTCCATTATAAATTAATGATTTAGTTATTCCTTTAGGCAAATATGATTTAATAATCATTAACCAGCCAATGAGAGAAAATATAGTAAAAAATAATACTTCTCTAATTCGTAGTTGTAAAATATTTAGATAAGACCAATCTCCAACAAAACTACACATATCTGATTTCCCTGTAGTGAAGAATTCATTCACATCTGCAACCCCTGTCAGTAATCTATAATTTATATTATTCTCTGATTTTATCATAAATGCTCGCGTACATTTTTGAAATGTCAATAATTTAATAAATAAACTAGGAAATCCATTATTAAAAATATGTGGTGAAATACCATCCATATATTTTTTCTTATAACTAGCTGAACCATCAATTACATAAGGAATATGACTCGACCGTAAAATACACTCGATAATATGTTCTTTATTTTTAAATTTAGACACGGTTTTTTGTTTATGTTTCTTTATATTATAATAACTTACATATAAGCGTCCATTTAACTTACTGAGAAGAGTATTTTCGGTGTCCTTTGAAAATACATTATTTATTATATCATGTATCAACTCTTGACCATAGTGTAAATTCATATGTTTTTTATAAGATGTCATTAGTTTTTCCAAATAAATAATATTATCTTTATCACAACCTGCCAAATACCAAAAGGCTAATACGGAACCAATACTACAGCCAGAAATACTATGAATTTTTATAACTTTATGTTCTTCCATACATTTTAAATAAATAGCAACACCCGCTGCAAATCCCCCATTGAATGCTCCACCATCAAAAATGATATTTATTTTCCTTGGTATATGTTTTTTATTTATATTGGTAACTAAAGCTTTTATATATTCTTCAATCAATACTATAGT